CATACATGTCTCCCGGAGGGACGGCCCTGGCGTTGCGCGAGGGCATGTGGAGTCGTCGGCGCTGCGTTGCGCAGGCCGGAGACGGAATAGATGGTCAGGAGGTGCGGCGCAGGTACCCGAAGCGTTCGAGCAGGCGGATAGCCTCGGCACGATCGCCACCGGCGTCCTTCAAGATCTGCTCAGGCATGAGCCGTACCGGCGCCTTCCTGCGAGACCCGGATCCCACGCGACGGCCTGCCACTCCGCGACGCGTAGTGCCTTCGGTGGTGACGAGCTTGCCGCCGGCCGTCTGCATGCCGCGGCGGGCGTTGACGACCTGACCGACGTCGGCGCCGAGGCGCATCGACTCCGCGCCGGCCGAGGTGAACGCCTTGGCCTGCTCTGCGGCCGACATCTGCTCGAACAGAGCGCGAGGCGAGGCCACGTCTACGTTTTCGCTGGTCACGGGCATCATCCCGCAGTCACACGCGGGGTGGCGTTGGAAACCCGTCGAGTGGGAGTACACCTTGCCTGCCAGCACGATGCAGCGTGAGCAGGCGGGCAAGGTGACCACGCGCACATACGACACCCACCGCTTGTTCGCGGTCATCCCCGCATCCACCGCGGTCCGGCCAGCATCAGCCGCCTGCGTGGCCGCGATCATCGTCATCCCAGCGGTCGCCCGACGCATCGCTTCATCGGCCGGCACGCCATCGGCGAGGAGCCGTTTGAACGCGATGATCGGCTGATAGAGCAGCGATTCGAGCGGCCTGCCGTCCGACGCGACACCGGACAGGGATTCCGGGACGACTTCGAGGTCTGGCATCACGATGTTCTGCGCCGCGGCCAACTCGCGAAGGTAGACGGGCGCTGCCACCGCGGCCTGCAGTTGAGCCCGCGCCATCATCTCCACGATGCTCGGACCTATACCTGCTTGCCACGACTGCGTGAGCCGATCCCGATCCAGCCGCCGCCACAATCCGAGGATCGCCGCGATGACCGACAGGATGATGCCTCGCTGCTCCCGCTGATGGGAGCGAGCGATCTCCTCCGGCGCCAGCATCGGCTAGCCGATCGGTTCGGGAGCGACTGCGAACGGGTCCTCGCCCGGCTGCGCCACAGGTATGCCGGTCGGCTGGCCTGGTTTGCCGTTGAGGATGGCGTTCACAGGGTCCATGTCCGCCTCGTCCTGGATCATCTCCATGACCCGGTCCACCTCAGGCGGCTCCAGCCCGTACTGCTCGGCGATCCAGCGCAGCGGCATGCCCATGGACTTGAGCTTGAGCAGCGCGTCGACCTTCTGGCCGAGCGCCCGGAATTGGGTGTCGGCCCACATGACGGTGCCGGACCTGCACGCCTTCGCCTTCGCGTCGTCGCCCTGGGCGGCGGCGATGAGAGCGAAGTCTTCGCGGATGGACGGATTGCAGTAGACGATCCGTTCCCCCGTCTTGCTGACCAGGCCGGTCTCAGCCGCGGTCAGCGCCTCGGCGGACAGGTTGGCGACCTTGCCGATCAGATAGTGGGGCGGCGTTCGGGTTTGGGCGGCGATGTGCTCGATCGCCCGCTCGATCACGTTCGAGTACACCGCGAGATCAGCCGACGGCCACGACGCGATCTGCGCCTGCCCGGTCAGCCACAAGATCCGGTCCTGCTGCAACTGATCCAGATCGATCGGTCGCTCGCCGACAATCTGGCCGTTGTTGTCCAGCACGGGCATCTTCGGCACCTCGGCACCGATGACCACCCGCTGCGGCAAGGAGGCGAAGTCGAGGGCGTTGAGCAAGTAGGCCCAGATCAGATTGACCGCGTCTTGCATGGCGATGACGCCGTCAATGTCGGACAGCGGGTCGTCGTCGAGCAGGGTCTGGTTCCGGTGCTCGACCATCGGCACGACACCCAGCGGGTTGGGGATCGGCCACGTGTCGTCCCGCATCCCCTGCCGCGGCTCCCACCCGCCGACCGTCGTGTTCCGGACCGTGCCCTCCGTAGGGACGATGAGGCCGGCCACGGTGTAGCCCGACCTGGCGTAGGCGGCGCGGGAGAATTTCCACACGAAGTCCGGCATGTACAGCGTCGCGTATTCGAGCGTGTCGTCCCGCCACAGCTTCAACGCCGCGGCCCGCTCGCCGGTGTCGGTGTCGTAGGCGACGATCGCCTGATCGGGACGCTCCCACGTGACACGCGGAGTGTCCTCGTCCAGCGGGTTGCCCCACACCAGGCAGTAGCTTCGGGCCGCGGCCAAGGTGACGACGAACGCCTCCGACGAGCCGCGTTCGCAGTCCGCGGACCGCCACGCCCGGGTCAGATCCTTATCGGCCTGCCGGTCGTCGGAGTCGATCCGGATGCCCAGCACGTTCATGCGCTCAGACGGCGCCGACGCGACCGGGGCCGTCCAGTTGTCGCTGAACCCCACGAACCGGGACCCGAAGTAGTTCTGAAACTCCGGCGAGGCGTAGGCCAACTTGTGATGGCCCTTGAAGTAGTCCAGCCGCTTGCGGGTGGTCTGCTCGCGCCGCTGTAGCTCCCACGCCAGCCGGTTCAGGATGTCTACAGCAGCTCGCGCTTCGGGAGACATCTCAACCACGGGCCACCGTCCTCATCTGCGTAAGCGAGTCGTCGAGGACGTGTACAGGTAGTTCTCGGCGGGCTTTTCCACTGTGAACAGACCCGCCGCGCGGGCGTCTCCGGCCGCCTCGTGGGCGAGCACCGAGCACACCGCGAGGTCGATCTTCTGGGTTTGCTTCGGCTTGGCCAGCACGTACTTTTGGCCGGCGCGAGCGGCTTTGCGCGTGTTCTTCACGTGAACCGCGGTGAAGGTGCAGCCGTCGTGCGTGAACGGCGACTCGGCTTTCGTCGCGTCGATGCGCAGCGCCTCCGCCGCGGCGTACATCTGCACGACCCGGTAGGTGGCCCAGCGCAGCACGACCTTTTCGCCGTACTGCTCCACCCATCCGTCGATCTCGCTCTTCCAGTCCGGCGGGTCGGCGTACATGCGGATCACCGTGTACCGGGCCATCAGTTCGTCGAGCGCCGCCGCGACCTCAAGCCGTGGCACCTGGCCGTTGGTTTCAGCCGGGTTCCAGATGGTGGGCCTGCAGTCGTCTCCGTAGACGGGGGTGAACTGGTATCCGTCGCCGGTCTCCGCGCGGATGCCCGTCCAGTCGTCGACGTCGCTGCCGTCGAAACCCAGCACGATCGGCGTACCGTCCGGGACCGCGTGGGGCCGTGCCCGCACATCCCACGCATCGCCGTCCAGCCACGAGCCGTGGCCATAGACGATGCGGTTGCCGAAGAACCGCTCAGCTTGCGCCGGGTCGCGTTCCATCAGGTCCGCAGCCTCGGCCTCGATCGAATCTAGGTCGACGTGTCCCCCGCGTTCCTTCAACGCCTCGCCGTACACAATTTTGTGGATCTTCCGGCGTTCCACCTTGTTGCGGTAGGACAGGTTCGCCGGCGGTTGGGAGAACTGCCGGTAGATGTCCGTCGCAGACGACTCGAACTGCTGCTGGGCGACCGAGTTCTCGGACGGATCCCACGCGTTCGTCGTCATCGACGCCCGCCCGCCCATGCCGGCCAAACCGCGGTACTGCGTGTCGGCTACCCGAGTCATCTTGTTGCTCGGCGTCCACAATCCGACCTCGTCTTGCGGGACGAAAGTGACTCGCTGCCCGAGCCGGGACTGCGCCGACGACGTGACCGTGTCGATCCGTCCGCCACCTGGGAGGCGGATGAACTCCTCGCCCGTCTTCGGGATCAGATCCGCGAGCGGGCCGAGCTCGATCATCGGGCGGAGGGCGCCGTAGATGTTGTCGGTCTGCTCCTCGCTGAGAGCGGTGATCTGGATCAGCGGGGTCGGCCACGGCATGCCCATCGGCTCGCCAGGCTCGTACGCGTACTCCCAGCCGCACCCGCAGCCGTGGTCGGAGCACGCGTAGCCGTCGCCGCGGCCAGCCCAACCCGCAAATAGAGCAGGCCCAACCCCTTCGAGGCAGACGTGCGACGCGGTGTGCGGGCCCTTGCCCAGCTTCTGAGGACCGGCAAGCATGCCCCGTCGATACACGAACGCTGGCCCAAGGATCGGGTCACTCGGCACCCACGACGCGTCGCCGCGCACCAAGTAGAACGCGGCGTAGTACTGGAGCTGGTAGTCGTACAGCCGGAACT